TCTATGATGTAAACCTTACCTCCACCAGTCTCCCCATTATAAAGAGTTCCGAGTGAAGCAGTTGTTGGAGTAGTGGTGACTGAGGCTACAGCTGAAGTAGCCTGTACAATAGCTCCAGCACCCTGTAAGATGAGATGGGAGTACTTAGGCAAAAGCTCAGACACATACAAGTCATGCTGATTACCAGCATAAATGTCTAGCTCATTTCCGCTAACTCGGTCGATTGCTCTTATTTTTGTTTGCATTATTATATTTTCTCCTTTTAATTTTTTGAACGAATAATCGTCTCAGAACTTAATCCCAAACAAATTATCTATCTATAGGCTAAATCCTCCATTATCTTATTTGTTGCCGTCCCTATGCGTCTGCATCCTCAAGCCCTGGCTCATGGTAGCTACCGCCCATTGCTTCTATTGCTTCAATGAGCGCATCAAGGCTGTAGTCATCGTCTTCGAGAAAGGACTCATTCAGCACCTCTCGGTCTATCAGTGTCCTTATCAAGATGACGATGAGATTAGCCAGTGCCTTGATGGAAGCTACCTGCGTGGATGTGAGACCAGTTGGTATGTCTAGAGCTCTCAACACAGCTGCTATTGAATGTCTAACTGGCGGTTCTCCATCCTTATGAAGTGTAATATAGCCTGCTGAAAAAGTTACATTTGTTACTACACTAGGCATATTTCCTCCTAAAGGTCAAACAACGGATATGGACTCAGATAGCAGTAGACAGTACCGAAACTATCAGGTGAATCACCGACAGTAGCATTCAGCCTGACATACTGCTTATCAGTAACGAAGTGAACAATAAAGATGTCTGGTACTTCACTACCTACAATTATACCTTTGCTTGTAGCAAGCTTATCAAACTTCCCATGTTCACTGACATCACTAGAAAACGCAGCAACACTCGAGCACTCAATGAATGCTGTGAGAGTGTCGTCAGTACCATTTGCACTGTCAACACATATAAGTACTGCAGCAAGCCCTTTCCGACCTGTTTTTCTTATATCCAGCACTGCAGCGCCTGTATCTGCATCTCTTGTAGTGGATGTTGGTGCAGTATCTGTAGAGGCACTGAGGTCAATTGAGCCGTCTAACAGCATCAAATTCTCATCGAAAGGCATTTCAAATCCTCCTTATTTTTATTGTAAATCAGCTCTAGGAAGAGCTATCAGGTACAACCCCGTACATTCTTGCCATGCAGCGTGGGCTAACATCAGCCAAACCATGAGGCCAGTCTACACGAGTTCGGTAAGCTGGTTTTGTCTGGAGTTCTCCGAGGTCGTCAACTTCCATTGGGTACTCTTGTATGCCCCAAAGCATGTCACCCTCACCGAATTTCACTGCGTATATGCTGGTGCACTCAGAACCTCCTGACGGTACTCCAGCGTCAGTTTCTGTGTTCAGGATTATTTCAGTTGTTTGGTCAGCTCTTACACCGATGTCAACAAGCCTGGTATTTCCATACATATCAACCCTGCGACCAAACATGTCCTTGTCTGCAGCCAGTAGCCTCTCACGAATGAGACAGGAGCGAGTTGCTAGGAGCAATTTCTTGTTCATTAGCAACATCTCAGGTTCATGCCCTGCGATTGCGTATATTAACTTATCCAGGTCTTGGATGTAATCGAAGCGATGAGTCTGGTCATACAAGATTCCTGTGTCTACATCATTACACGCAAATTTCTGGTCAGTGTACCCTTCTGCATAGATGTCATCTATACGAAGACGAATACCCTTAAATTCCTCAGGGTCAGCAGTCGGATTGCCTGCAATGAATTTCCAGTTAAACTGGTACGAAGCTGATTTCAATGCCATTGTCTGTTGAAGAGCTCTTGCATCAGCTATTGTGTTCTTTGCACGAGCAATAGCTTTATCCGTATCAATATCAAGACCGCCAAGACTGATGGTCTCAGTTTTCTGCTCGACATGACCTGTAGATTCGGTAAGAGCTTCATTGACTTTTCTATAACCGAAGCTTGGCAAATCTTGGTAACGAACAACAGATGTAGCAAGTGCACCGATTGTCTCCCAGGGAGCAAACTCCATTACATCTGCTTCCATCAGCATACCGTCTATGACAGACTTGCGTAACGGGTCAGTTTCAATTTTTGATAGCTCAGCAAGTGTCCAAGCCATAATGTGTCCTCCTTACTTATTTCCGTATCCCATAGCAGCAAGTTCTCGAGGACTCTTTCCTTCAAGCGTACTTGCTCCGCCTCCACCACCAATAGCATAATTGCCTCCTGGTCCAGTAATAGATTTCAGGACTTCCTCAAATGTTCTTAGCCCGTCTAAATCCTTACCTTCCAGTGCTTCAGGTTTTACCTTGTATATGCTGATGATAGAGGTCTTCTTTAGTTCCAAGAGCTCAGTTGCCGTGCTCTTCCCTGCTTCTTTAGCAGTCTCTAATTCTGCCCTGAGTTTTTCAAGCTCAGCGGCAGTACCTGTGTGCTTTGCAATTTCTCCAGACAGGCGTTCAACGTCTGCCTCAGCCTTCAATGTCTTCTGGTGGGCTGCCTCTAGCTTCTCTGCGGACTCGGCTTCAGCCTTACCGTTATCCTTATCAGCAGCATCTATCTTCGCCTGAAGAGCATCTCGACTCCCTTTCACTGCGAGCAAATCGGATTCTTTGGTATATCTTATGTCTTTTCCTTCTGAGTCTTTGACAATAAGAGTACCATCCTTATCGTCTACAGTTCCAGTCACTTCATTAGCCATAGTTTTTTGGTTGCCTCCAATCTTTATATAATATTATACCATCTAGGGAAAGCTGTTGTCAACAGATATAAAGATAAATACATATGGTAATTATATTATACCTGTTTTTAATTATATTTATTTCTTTTTCATTCTATCACTCTCCCTGTTCTTGCAGCTAATTGTTTGTACGTTTCTTCGCCATGAAGGGAAACGAATGAGGTTGTTCTGCCCCAGTAATATAACCAAGCATCTAAGTGAGGATTTGCGTAGCGAAGTGCTTGTCTATTTGTTGAGACTTCGGAGCGGAAACCTGAAATTAGCGCATCACCAGTCTTCTCTGACACCATTGCTTTAAGCACGTCCTGACGGTCAAGCTTTTGCTGTGTTCGCTCGAGGAATAAGTACTCCTCAATTAGCAATTGCTCTTCATCTGAATATGTCTTAATCACCTCATCCCACACTCCATAGTATTTTCTAAGATATGTGTTGTAGACATCATGCCATGCTTGCATCATTGGAGTAGTGTTTCTGCTTAAGAACTCATTCCACTTTGCTCTATCGCCTTCTGGAATTGACTCTGTAATCATCTCACGATTAGCCCAGAAACTATCCCAGTCCAGAACTCGCTCTCCTGTATTGGGGTCTACTATTTCCTCTAACTCAATGCTAAAGTATAAGTTCATCAACTCCTTGTAGGGACTGAGGACAGGCATTGGCTTTCTGTACTTTTCATAGTATTCTGTTCGGTTATCAAGTACCATCAGAGGGTTCTCTTTAACCTTGTTGTCGATATAGTCACGCCTCTTCCCGTATAAGGAACGGACACGACTAAGGTAAGTTTCTGGACCAATCCTACCTCTTTCAGAACCCCTGAGGAAATCTTCTTCCAAGTCTGCAATCTCCAACTGCATTACGTTTGTGTAGTTCTGAACATCGTTCCAGTCTAGTTCTATCTTGGAAAGGAGTTCTCCCTGTGCGCTTGGCAACACAGCATTGATTGCGCCACTGTATTTGAAGAATTCTAATTCCTTAAGTACTTCAGTTTCCCACGGGTCTAGCCCTCCCAGGATGTCCCAGAGACTTTCACCACGAAGTCTAAGTTGTCGCTGTTGCTCTGCGCTGAATCCCCATGTTTCCTCAATGAATTTCTCAGCGGCAGCAGCCACTGCGTATGCTTCGTCACTTCTCATTCTAGCCATTCCAAACTGCTCATAACATGCACTGTGTGTAGCAACTGACTGGCGAGCTGTTGTCCATAATTCTTTCTCTTCTGGTTCTAAGATTTCTCCATTTCTTATCTTGGAGTATACAAGCGAGCCGTCTCCGCCAAAGTCACTGACTCTTCTAGCGGTGAGATAATTTCTAAAATGATTTGGGAAGATGTGCTCTGATATGAAATTGACAAGAGGGTTATCAGGAAAAGCTGCAATCATGGCGTTGAGTGGTGTGCTTGCCATTGCAGGAAGGATACCACCTGTCTGAGGCGTGTTGCCTCCGAACTGAGCCTGTAGTGTGCCGAAGATAGCATTGGGGTAGAATCCGTAGCGACTTATGAAGTCAGCAAAACCTACAAGACCACCAGCACCTTCTAATTGGTCGTAGTACTCAGGATAGTCTCTACGCATTAAACGAGTTGACCAGGGACCGTAGACGTTTCCTCTAGCAGGGTTGATATCTATCGCTGTTCCTGGGATGTGCATATAACCATAGTCAGTATTATTCTCCCAGCGTCCCCATGTTGTAAGTGTGCCAGGATGTCGAGCAAAACTCCTTGCAAGCCAGTACCAACGCTGTGACTCATAGGTGTTCCCTGTAGGAACAATGCTACCGTTGAAATTAGCAAACCACGTGCCGTTAGCAGTGACAGGACACCAGACCTTTCCCGTATAGTGCTCTTCTCTAAGCCTCCTGACTTCCTTTGCGTGATACTCTTTGTTATTGTTAACAAGGTAAACTCTATCGCTGCTTGAAGTTATTGCCTTTCCAAGCAAGACAGACAGCATCTCAAAGGCTTCCTTCACAGGTCCACTATTCTGTTTGAAAGCTCTTATCTCAGTCATGTTGTACCCAAAGCTCACATTTCCTTCTGCCTTGAACATTGCATCCCACATAGCCTCCGCAGCAGGTCTAGATAGCTGAGAAACAACTTCTAGTAAGGACTCCTTACTAGGGCAGATAGACAGAATCCTATCAGCGTCTTCCTGAGCAACCCATACTGTCCAGTCACAACTGTCACCAGCACTATATCCAGTGCGTGCTCGTAAGTTTCCCTGCCTTCCTGTAAGCTTCTCAATCTCAAGAAGATACTTGTAGAAAGATTGGTAAAGAGCAATCCTAGGCTTTCTCCCTCTTGTCCTGTTGATGCTACCATCCGTCACGCACCATCCAAGAATTGCAGCGTCACGAGAAGACAAAACACCTTGTTCAGGAAACACATGCGGTAACTCCCTTGGAATAAGGTCACGCTGGTCCGTAAGCTCGTATCCCCTCTTCATCTTGAAGTTGTGTGCGCTGCCTTTATTAGAGACAAGCCACCTGTGATTAGGTGTAAACTTGATGTCCTTGCCCTTAGCTGGTATGACCATTAGAGTACTGTCATAGTCAAACTCAGCAATCTTCTGCACAGGTTGCCACTCAGTTTGCATCGTCTCAGGATTGACAGTAAGAACATCTTCACCTATCTGCAGTTGACTATAGTGCTTCCACCCTCTCTTTGTTAGGATGGTTACATCTTCTGGAACACACCAGAAGGGATAAATTGGCTTCATCAGGGCGTCTATAGCATCTGCATTGGTGTAGTCTGTGAACTCCTTGTAATACCATTTTGTAGCTTCGTCAAGTGTAGACTGACGTAGCTCATCATACTTCGCATACTTTGCAGTATCCTCGACTTCTCTCGAGACAGCATCAGCAACATCATCAATGAGTTTGTCAGTAGCAATCTTCTGCTCTTTCGGGAATATCTTACTATTGTACAGGTCATGGAAATCACTGGTCATTGCTTCCAGCTGCTTTTCCCTCACCCTGAACCATGAGGAGCTGGTCGGGTCTACGAGGATTGAGTGTGCAATCTGGTCGTAAACTGCCTCTACAGATGCTCTATCAAAGCCAATGTCCTGTCCTTGTCTAACCATTCCCAGCACGTACTCAACGAAGTAATCCTTGTCGCCTTCTGGTATAAGTGTATCCAGTAACATCTTTGAAAGGTCATCGCCTCTCGCACCCATGAGTCTGCCGACATCAGCTGGAGCAAGTGGTCTGCCTTGAACAACAACTGAAGGACGTGGAGGTGCTTTTATTCCAGCTGCAGTATTTATATCAATTATGATATTAGATAACTGACTGTTTACAGTAGCTAATTTCTTAGAATACACACGCCAGTGGTTTTCCTCAGTGGCATAAAAGGTATTCCAGAAAACATTAGCTTCTGGAGAACCAGCCTTGGGAACTCCTTTACCAAAGTACTCATGCCTAAATACCATGTCTTGTTTCTTAGCCTCTGAAATAAGCCTACGTATTGTTGTTGTTGTGTCTAAGTAACGCTGCATAGCGTCATTGGCTACTCCTGGTTTCATACGCTCAATAACATTATCAATGCTAGCTCCAGCTTTTTCCATAAATGTGTAAAGTCTATCGAACTCTGCGTTAAAGTGACCCATACGGTCAGCATGCGGTAGTCCTCTGCTCTTGATAGTAGCACGAGCCATTATCTGGTCAGGAAGTGCTCCATATGTTGCAGACATGCGATGAAGCGATACAATTAAATTAGACATGTCGGCAGGTTTTGTTACGTCAAGTTTAGTCAGTATATCCTCAAGTTCAGCAAACTGAGCTGTTGCCCTTTGCGGACCTCGAAGAAAATCATCTACCTCAGCAGCGAGTGCTGTGTTCTTCATGAAGTCATCAATCATTTCAGGAGACTCGAGGAAAGCTTTCTCTGACACACCATCAAAAATGACACTTCTTGTTGTGGGGGATATGTCAGGATACTTCTTTAAAATATCATCAACTTCAGCATGCTTTATCTTATTCGTTGTATATTTGTTCTTGAGTGTTTTTATAAGATTACTGTTGGCGTTAGTGAACTTTCCTGCAACTGCTGCTGCCTCAAGGTCTTTTCGCAAATTTCGCTTAACCCACTTAGGCGCACCTGCTAACTCACTAGGTAACTCTTTCGGGACAAGATTAAGAAGCGTCTCGAATGTTTCTCCTCCAGCTTCAGCAAGCAACTGATATTGCTTTCCGAGAACAAAATTTCTTCTAATATCTACGCCAATACTGCCAAAGAGCTCAACCATCGTATGGAAAGTTCCTTTTGCAAACTTTCGAGGAGTAATTCTACCTTTTGATGCAGCGTAAACAGGAAGACTGAGTGGAAGGAGAGACATTGTAAGAACCCAATTAGAACGCTGTGATTCGCCAATGTCACCTATAGGACCCCAAGTTTCAGAAAATCCAGCTCTTCGAATCTCAGGGTCTCCTAGTAATCCAAAAGTCGCTATATCGTAAGTTTCTTTACTAGCTCTCCCAGGCTTTACCCCACCAAGGGATGTTCGCCAAATATCTTCCAGTACATTCATCGGTCCATATAGTCCAAAGGTTAAATACGCTTCAGCTGTTGGGCGAATGACAAATCTATCAACTTGACTAAGCCAAGGTTGAACAAGTGTCTGGTCAACATTGTGGAAAAGTGCAGCGAAGCGACCTGATTTCTCAGCAGCCTGCAGGGCTTCACTAGCTGCAAATTTTGTATTGAGTGCGAGAGCTTTTCTACTGTACGCTTGCATAACTCTGTTTGCCGTCTTCTCAAGAGCAAAATCGCCTGCCCTAGTAGCAATACTATTTGCTCTATCTGACAGAAATCTTGCCATCAATACTGCACCATCTTCTGATAACTCAGTACCAGCTTCAACACCAAGTATTCTTGAGATGAAGGGAGCAGCTTCGTCCGCAGACAATTCCTTGTGGAAAACTCTTTCAAACATGTTATCAAGGTCAAGAAGTGTGTTACTTGTAATCTTGTCTACATCTATTGTATTTAAGCCGAGAGCTCTTATTCTACCTATCCAGCTTTCTGCCATTTCTCTACTTACAGGTTCGTGAACAAGAAACTGTTGTGCAGCTAGTGCAATATCATCACTTGCATGAGGGTCTTTGAAGAAATGTTCAACTGATGTGTTAACGAGCTTATACATGTCTTCTGGCTTTATGAATGATAGAGCATCTCCTGTTCCGAGTTCAAAGAATCTTTTAATCACAGACGAGCTTTCCCTTGTCATGACAGCAGCACGTTGCCCTATTGTTTTTGGTATAGCTGCTTTTACTGTGTACTTCAAGAAGTCAAACGGAACTTCAATAATCTCACCCATAAGACGATTACCAAAGGCTGCAGCTCGACCGACTGGTCCAAGTGCTCGTAAACCTTTCGTCAGCAAACCCATACCAAGATAAGTTGTTGGGTCTACAATTCCCTCCATTACCATGTACTTGAGGATGAAGTCAAATACTGGAGGTCCTGGAGCATCCCATTGTTTCCAAGCATATACATAAGCTTCTCTGTTAGTAGCATCAGGATTCTTTGCCTTAAAGTCAATGTATGCTTTCTTTATATCTGGTATTATACCATATATAAAGCCTGCAAGTGGCATAGACACATGCTCGTAGTAGATATTCAACCCCTCGAGAACAATAAGTGGAGGATTGATAAAGGACTGCTTGAGAATATCAAGTGTAGTTCTCTCGGGTAAAGTAGGTGATGCAGCATTATAAGCTTCAAGCATATTCTTTCTATTTAGGGCTGCGGCAACTAGTTCCGCTGTCCGCACCTCTGTAGGCTTGTCAATATCTTCTTGAGACCAGCCCTGGGACAGAAGGTAAGCATTCCACTGCTCATCAGTCATAGTTGTTTCTGGAATGTCAGGAACAGTAAAAGCCCTTACTAGTGAGTTGACAGTTAGACTATGTATTGACGAGGGTTTGATTTCTCTGATTATAGTTGGTGCTACTAGAGGAGGAAGTCCCTTCTCAGGCTCTACTACTTCTTCTCCAATTTGCGGCGGAGCCCTTTCCTTATCTCTTGTTACAATCAGAGCATCAATTCTTGCTCGTATTTGGTCTAGTTCAACTTCAGATATTATACCACTCATGCTTGGAAGAAATCCAATAGCCTCGTTTGATGTGTTGACAGCTCCTGACGTGAGTAATGCAGGGATAGCAGAATACATATTAACGAAAAAAGCATTTCGCTGGAAGACTCGATTAAGTTGGTCTAACTCAGCTCTTATAAGAGGAAGCTCCTCACTTACCTTTCGTTCCTCAGGTGTCTTGAATATGTCAGCGCCAGGAATGGGAGCAAGCTGAGCAGCGGTTATTCTTCGCTGAGTTATCTCTTCTAACTTTGTAAGTTCCGTTATTCTTACATCAAGAGCATCCATTTGAGTTTGAATATCAGGTAATAGCTTCTCGTATTCAGTTGCCTTAGAAGTCCAGAGATCTAGTTGTTTCTGGAAGGCACTAACTGTAAAAGGCTCCATTGTCATTATACTTGACCTCCTGGCGCTTCTTCTTGTTCAGGGGCTTCTTGTGCAGCAACTTCTGGTCTGGGACGAACGGGTGCGGCTTGCGGAGGAGCTTGCTGCATACCTTGCGGCGGAGCTTGCCCTGCTGTCTGCCCCATAATTTCTTGTTCAAGACGGTCAGCTGCCGCTGAGTATAACTTAGCACCGTCAGTATCCTTAGCCTCTTGTAACATTGTTGCTTCTAGCCTTAGAGAGGCTATGAGACTCAATTGTGTGTAGACAGGATGCTTGCGAGCTTTACCTGCTCGAACAGCTGCAAGTTCCTCAACTGGATTCTTAATCTCGGGGAATAGTTCTCCCATGATTCTCTCTTCGCTTAGTTCAAATTCAGGATTAAGCATTCTCCCTGTTGTTGCTCGTTGGATAATGTCTCCTGGAATACGAAGTTCGTAGTTTGCAGAAAGGCGGACACCTTCTGGGATTCCTGTTGGAAGAACATAACCATAAGGCTTGTAACGATTGTTCTCGATAAGTTCCTTCCAAAAGTTATCAATGTCTGAAATACAGTCTACAATGCCTCGGTGGTAATCACCAGCTATCTGGTTAGTTGTAGCTGCTACTTGTGCCATGGCATAAGCGGTCATACGCTGCTGTATACTTCCAAACATTGTCCAGCTGGGTCCGCCTCTTTGCTCCATTGCTTCCAGGTCAAGTTGCATCTTGCTGATTTCAACAGGTATTCCTGGAGGTGCAACGTACCCGATGTCATCTTGTAATCCAAGTTTATAATGCGCTCCTCTCTTGAACCAAGTTTCGGGTCTTATAATATTCTTAGCCTGATTTGTTTTCTCATATGTTCGTGGCTGTGCAGTATCTCGTAATAATTGCATAACGAATGTCCACCACTTATTTATGGACTTGTAGACATTCTCATTTGTAGCGATGAAACTCTGACCAATTTCTCCTTTCCAGCTTTCACCGCCCTTGCTTTCTGCCAAGCTACCCATATCAGGTAAGCCACCAACGGGGGAAATGAAGATTGGAATACGAGAAAAGCGAGTTTCAATAGTGTCGGGCTTAACCATGTTGCCATCTATAAGAATAGCATTGTGGATAATATTAGAAGCTAATTGAGGTTCAGACCACCAGTAGTCCTGAATAACACTTCTATCACTTACTCTTCCAATCGTCCATCCATTCCTAAGAGCCATTCGCTTTATCTGTTCAGCACCAGGAGAAAAGATATGAGCGCATTGAGTAAGAACATCATCCCACATAGGATAGACTGTGATAGGATTCCAGATTTCAGCTATGCAAGATGCTCCGTCCTCAGTAATGGAAGCAAATACAGAATACCATCCAGTTGCTAATAGAAGGTCAATGAGTCGCTTATGCCACTTTATACCTCTTTGCCTATATGATAATGTAACCTTATCCCACATGGCATCAAACATTCTTGAAGTTTCAGCAGCTGCTTTAACTTCTTGAACATCAATGAGGTCTGCAGGAAACTTATGAGGAATACGCTGATTCAATATTCCGCCGATGAGATTAAAGGCTGCTCGAGGGTCGTTACCCACGAAAGACTCCATGTCTGTTTGAGCAAGTGTGTCAATCATTTGAAGTTGCTGATACCAGCTCTTCATCTTGGTATTTCTGTATTTCCAGTATCTTTCAAGATTTTTTACTCGGTCAAAGATTTCTTTATCGCTTAGATTGCTAGCCATTTTTCACCTCTTTTAGTTTCCCCAATTATCTCCCCAACCCTTTGAGCCTACAAAGCCAATATCAACAGAAATGGATTCTCTGCATACGATGGCGATTGCAGCACTGTCGTGGAAGTCATCTTCACCTACGGACATGGGAATCATTCTCCCTCGTGACAGTCCTTCTCTTATATTGCGCATCTGTTTAACAATTCGCTCATCGTGAACTTTCATTATTGGTAGCGAACGACTGAGCTCGTTGCACATGTATACTTTTGTAGCTGGTGTAGTTAGCCAACCTATATTTTTACCAACAGCTCCTGTTACAGGGTCAGTGCGGTAGTAAAGTTTCCCATAATGTGTAAGATGAGAAGTTATATCAAGAGCATCTTCATTTGCTATGGTAGCATTGTTATACCACTGAGCTATTGGGATGCACTTGTCAGCCATCTCTTTGCCAGCATACTTTCCTGCGAATGTTGCACAGTGTATGAATTCTGTGCCTGTAAACTCCCATACAGTTGCTACGGACATAGACTTCTTGCCAAGCCCTGGGTCTATTGCGAGTAAGTATATATGTCCCTCTTCTGGTGCATACCATACGTCTGCGCCAAGAAAATTAGAAGTGGCAGGGTAACAATTCTTTAGTAACCGATTTACTTCCTCAAACGGATACCACTGGTCAGCAGCTGAAAGAAAGCATGTAACATCGTCCTCTGGATACTCCTGCGTGAACAGTAGACGTGTCTCTCCACTACGTCTAAGGCTAGATGCCTCTGCAACCTTGTATCTCCTCCATCTGAGCTTGTTAAATGCCTCATCAAGACTATAACCGTTGCGCTGGATTACCTCGAGTAATCTTATCTCATCTGTGTCTAAGTCTTGCAGGACAGGAGTGTCGTCTCCTGGAAGAGCAAAAACACTTGTATAAGGCATCGAATACTCAGGCATCATCATCCAAGAATAGAAATGTGATGTGAAGATAGACTTGCCGTATTCTTTTCCTTCCTTTGCTGCTATGTATAGTTCATAAAAGTCATTATCTTCTCCGTTTGGTGTGGATAGTGCTTTTACTTTTGTTCTACCTGTGAGCGGTACACGGTTGAGTGAAGCGGCAAAGACATCCTGAGCCGCACCAGAAGGCCAGAAGGCAAACTCGTCTAACATCAGGTCATGTATTGGCTCTCCTCGAGGCATTGCAAAGCCCTTTGCAGATGCTATGTAGAAACTACTCTCACCGTGCTTGACACCAAGACTATCCTCGAATACGAATGTTTTCTCAGCAACAGACTTGTGAAATAAGCGAGGAAGCGTTGGGATATTCATCTTCATGTTATCGTAGAAAGATTGAGCCTTGCGAAGAAGCCTTCCCGTGATAAACTCATCATATGAGATAATAACAGCTGTTGTTCCTGGAATAGTAAGACAATCGAGAAGAAAGTCACATATAAAGATTGAAGTACCCCCAACCTGCGCAGGCTTGACATATACATCTCGCCCTGTGGCTGTTGATACCATATCTGACTGGATTGGGTTAAGGATAAAAGGCACAACGTCTCTATCCTTGTTCTCAATCGGTACAAGAGTCTCTATTACTCTTTGTCTGTCTTTGAACAGTTCTTCAAGATTTTCAACTCCCATTATCTTGTACGCCTTCGAGGACTACGCCCCATGCGTGAGCGCTGTCTTCCTAGCTGTCTTGGTTCTCTTCTGCCAAGGCGACTTATCTGAGCCTTTGCAATGTTTTGTCGAGCTGCTGTGCTTGTACGTAAAGTTGTCGGTCTACGTGGCATCTGGCACCTCACTGAACTCACCCTCAACAATTCTACTTATTTCTGGTTCTTGCCGCTGGCGAGTCTGTACTTTTGCTTCTACGGTTTCGGTCTTTCTTGAAAGTTGAATTACCCAATCAGTGAAGTTAACTTCCTTTTCACCTGTCTTTCCGCTTCCGAATAATTGTTCAATAGCCTGTAGTTGCTGTGGGGTGTAGTGGGAACGCATCTGGAGAAGATATTTGTGGTCTTGAGCATTCATCCCTACTTCTATCTTCTCTCCGTCCTTGTTGGTGGTGTAGTGCTTCTGAAGACTGTCTTGGATAATTCTATAATCTTTCTCAAGAACCAAACGATAGTTGCGAAGGAACTCAAGTCCCGCATACTCTAACGCTAGTTCCTTTCGAAGCTCTGGTAATTTGTTCTCGAGGTTGAGGAATACTGAATCTTTGCGCCAAGCTGAAAGAGTACTCTTAGCTTTACCAATGAGTCCTAAAGCTTCTCTTATTGTGAAACCACTGCTTCTCAGCCCAAGATACCGTGACCTGTCATCGTCTCGATTCCAGGGAACAAGAGAACGTGGTATACTTTCTTCTTGCGATTCAGTAGGCAGTACAGTTTCCATAAATACTCTCCTCCTATTATTTAAGTATAACACACAGAAGACTCTGATGTCAATGTATATAAAGAAATATATGTATAATAATAATTAACATATGTATTTTTAATTATATTTTTCTGGTATTGACTATATGGTATTCTTGTGGTATAATGTATATGTAAGATGAATATTCAATATACTAAGAGACGCTGTGAGGCTATGATTTGTAAGGGTATTAAAGACCCTGAAAGTCATGATGGGATAAACTTTTGTCTTTATGAGTGCCCTTATTCTGTCTGTGTTGTCTTTGAAAGTAGGCGAGAAAAAACAGTACATAATGTAAACCTTGCTAAAAAATTGTTTGCTGAAGGTAAGACAAAGAATGAGATAGCTGAAGCTATTGGCGTGACTGTGCGGACGATTACGAGGTATTTGAAGGTATGAATGTTTGGGTAAGAAAAACCAGAAAGAAAGCTATTTGTTTCTATTGTAGCAAGGAAATAGAGACAGGTACGTATCAGATTGTTTGTCAGTATTTTATGAAATTGAAGAGTGGTAAGGTGTGGACTAAGAAGATGCTATTTCATGCTGAACCGAATTGCTGGCTAAATCGAGCTATTGCAGAACTTGAAAGTCGCCCAACGATAGAAAGACGAGGTAGGGTTGCTAATAGTATATCAGACCCCGTGAAGGAGAAAAGGAATAAGATATTGAGAAGAAGAGCTTCAATAGTGCAAAGAATTAACATTGAAATGGAAGGTGCAGGTAACTTGCCAGGACGGCAAAGACCTGAGAAGTTGGCGCATCTTCTTGAGATGCTTGAGAATTTGAAGATGGAGATAGAGCCACTAGGAGGGGTGCCTGAATCATGGGAATAAAGGAGGATAAAGATGACAACAGAATACAATGAGTGCAAAGTGTGCGGTTCAAAGGAGACTATTTCAGGACGTGTGAAGGATGAGGAGGTTGAAAAAGGTAAGGTGCGTCCTGAGCTGAGTACCTTCTTGCAGCAAGCGCAAGTTGCCATAATGGACGTAGGAAAGACAACATTAACTGTTCCGCTTATTACAGCATGGATTGACGCTTGCGCTGAGTGCGGAACACTGCGAGTTGTTAGGTATGATGTGAAGGAAATAGCAACACCGCAAGTCCAACAGCAAAGGAGAAAGTAATATGGCAGAAAACTGGCTCCATGAGCTTTATGTAAGAGCAAAAGAATTAAGCCCAGAACAATTCAAGAAAGAATACCTTGGTGAGTTTGATTCTGAATATCCTGAAGATACCTTGATATCTTCCACAATCGTAATTGCAGAATCCTTTGATGTGTTTATGCGCTCACGACTTCCACGGTACTGGAAATATATTGCACGATTACCACAAGATATCAGAGGATACCAAAACTGCACTCTCATATTGTACGGGAGGTACTGGAGATGTAAGGGCTGGAGTTATGAGGTTATAGACTATTGCCGCTCACATAATATAGAAATTATACGTATTTCGGAGGAATAAAATGGTAAAAAAAGATAAAGTATGGTTTGAAGGAAAATGGTCCTATGACTTAGCATGTGGGGAGTGGAAACATCTGAAGCCAGGTTACTATGATGTTGGTGCAGCGCCAAGTAGCGATGATTTTGACCATATAATAAGAAGCACTGACATACGCTCACTTATTACTGCACTGGACAAGTATGGGTGGATTAAACCAAGACTAGATGAAAGATTGCGTGAGGAAGATTTAAAGATAACCCACAGATTACTTGACATTGTGAGTGCTCAAGTTGGTGCAAGATGATAAGGAAAAGTTTTGACAGAATGAAAAAATACGCTGAGCCTTACCCAAGTTGAAAAAACATACAATTAAGGCTTGTCCGTATGGGTGTGTGCTTGTGCATGGGGGGACAAGGTGTGTGCTTGTGCGGGTGAATCGGTGGTGGCGGATAATTGTAGAACAAGTGTTCGCTAGAACGAATGTGCTAGCCCACATCGTGATGCGAACGAATGTTCTAATATAAGTGGGTATGGTCATTATCCCCTGTTGTGATGAATAATGACGTATGGGTACGATTATGGAAGGATACGGGCGTATATGGAAGGATACCGCTTGTCAATGGTTGTCAATGGATGTCACTGGTCTTGCATGCCATATCATTTTATGGTACAATATATTTAATTGAATATGGTAATGTAATGTGAAGGTGAATATGGTAATTTGAATGTGCGTGCGAAGCGCATGCTGGCAAATTAAATACGGTATAATTATATGCAATACCAGCATACCGATGGGTAATAACCTCGGAATAATACCGTCATAGATGGCAATTATTGGAATTGCAAACGTTATCCTTTCTTTCCAAGTGGTGAAAAGGAATTGATATGATTGAAATTATTTTAAAGACACTACCACCGAAAGAACTGGCTACGCTGTATGGCATGATATTAAGTGACCTCATGTATGTGTACACTGATTTAGACGAAGAGGACGAAGTCCTCATTGACACCTACAATGTATTAACTGCTATTGCACATGAACTTCGTGATACGCATGGCTTGGCGATTAACGATATAAACTTCATAGAGATATAATTGTAAATATAAGGTCACCACTTGGCAAGAGAGGGTAACGTAGCTGTGGAAGTGGCAACATCCATAGTATCATACTATAAAATAAAAAGGAGAATGATATTATGGTAGAAGACGAAGCACAGGAAATTGACTATGCTTCCATGTCAAAGGATGAGCTGTTTGAGGCTATTGGCGAAGCCTATAAAGCCAAAGAACTCAAGCTCATGGGCAAACTGACGAGCCTTTACGATAAGCTTGAAAAAGCCGAAGCGAAGGAAAAGAAGGACGCCCTGCTCGCCGCCCTTGTTGAAACTACACAAACTGCCCGTAAAGCAATCAAAGGCTTTATTGACGGTATGGAAAAAGACGGATTGCTTGAGGGTGCAGAAGGTGTCTGGTTCGCATGGGACTTTGGAGCGGTTGAAGAAGTCGGCATCAATCCTGCTTGCCGTTTAATCAAAACGGGGAGCAAAAAAGCTGACGGCTCGCCTGCGAAGTCATCGTATGTAGCAAATCCTGCGAAGTCATCCGATATGCTTGAAGAAGTAGGCGATGATGTCTTGTTTGAGGAAGATACTGAGGTTCAGATAAACAAAGAAGCTCATACAGTTCCTGCAGGCATGACATATAAACAAGCATACGACTATAGCACAAACGGAGGCTGGCGCAATCGCATAAGGATGGCGCTGCTGAAAGCCACAGGCAAGATATAACCTGATATAATCAGCATATGAAAGAAGGGACTGGGAATAGTTGCTAACCCAGTCCTTTTCTTTTTGTTCAGTTCTGTTCAATTCTGTTCAATACGCTTGAACATCACACGTGATGACTGTGGGGGTAAACATGAACTTGTTGATTGCGTCAACTACATTTGACTACACGCATTACTTGTGATATAATTATACTATGGAGGTGAACTATATGATACAGCATGAAAGAAGCCTAGCTACTGGTGAATCGCTTGTCGCACGACCATTGCCAAGGGATAAGTTCTTTTCCACTGACGACCCGAAGAGACTTGTTGAGTGGCACTGCTATATGTATGATGTAGATGTACCAGTGATTAAGATGTCACGTAGTTCCAAGACGTTTCGTGGCAGGTACTCTCCAAGTCGTAAGCAATTAAGCATTTCGCAACCTTATACTGGTGTAATTCTTCATGAATTAGCTCACCATATAAACTACATGTTGAATCATAAGAGCGGACATGGTGCAGAGTTTGCCGAGATACTACAGGATTTAATTGACACAGTTATCTAGTGAAGGAGGTAAACAACGATGGCATGCTGTTATCAAGTGACTGATAAGAATGGACATACCAGACTTCTTATGGCTCGTACTGCAGTGCCGAAATTAAAAGGCAAGAAAAAAAAAAAGGGAGGAAAAAAAGGAAATTAAAAAAAAAAACAAAAACGAAAAGCAAAACGA